GTTATTTGCCGGAATCGTATAGGTTGCCTGTCCGGTCTTGCGCAGCACCGTCTTGCCCACCTGCTCCCCCCGAAGCGTCAGGCCCATGCCGTAAGCGTATTTGCTGCGAGTTGCGCCGCCCACCGTGGTGGTGCCGGTTTCAACCTGGGCATGCAGGGGGCTGGTGACAATGTATGTCCCGGCCGGGAAGTAAACGGAGCGCCGCCCGGCGGCCACGGCGTAGTCGATTGCCGCCTGAATGGCCGCCGTATCATCCGTGCTGCCGTCACCCTTGGCCCCGAAGTCCTTGACATTCAGGACGTCCCGGGCTTTTTTCTTCCAGCTGGCAGGGCGTCCGTCCGCCCCGACGGTACCCACCGCGATCTGGTCGCCTGCGGACAGCCCCGACAGGCCCATGGATCGGTCGGCACTCACCCGGATGATCTCATCCTGGATGGCGTTGAGCTGGGCGGCCTCAATAACCGTCTGATTGTCCACATAAGTTACCTTGGTGAGGGCCATTACGTCGCCTCCTCAAAATATGTCGCATCATCCCAGCTCTCCGGCACACCCTCATTCACCGCCATTTTCAGCGTCACGCCGTCCGTGGTGTAGTAGTGCCCAAGCCGTACCGCCAAGCCGATTACCCAGTAGCGGGGATTATTCTGTGTGCCCAGTGCCATCGGGTCCTCTACAAGCTCCCACGCAAATCCGCTGGACGGCGTGTATATGGGCTGCCACTTATAGCCCAGCTTCGGCTCACTGTCCGGCATCGGCTCCTCCGGGATTGCCGCAAGCATCAGTTCAAGCTTTTTGTCGTTCGTCAGCGACTCGGCTACCGTCTCCGGCTGGTTCTGCTGCATTTCCGCGATTTCATCGACGGTCATGTCGCGGTAGACGCCGTTTTCACAAATTTTCATATCCGTCTCCTTATCTGTACCAGACATTCATGATGTTTCCCGCAGAAGTGGTCCCATTCCCAGACAGGAATGCTACCGAATTGAACTCGCTTATGTTTACCTTGTACCACATTGTTCCTTGAACAGCCGTGCTGGAAAAACTCGAGACCAAGTCATTTGATTTGCTGGTGTAGTGGCTTTCATCCGGAATAACTCGGCAGTAAATATAATTCTCATCGCCACCCGTCAGAAGTTCGAACTCGACCGCCCAAAGATGTTTTTCACCATTTCCGGGCAGAGCGCTGGTGCGAAGATAGGTGATTGTGTCATTTAGCCTGATGGCATAGGTTCTTTTCGAATCATCATCGCAACTTGCGTACAGCGACACAAGGATGTGCTTTGCGTGTATATTTGACACCTTCAGCACCATGCCCGCAGACTCTGCCGTGACAGAGCCGGCAAAAACCCACTCTCCGTCGCCTCCACCGCTCGGCATATCCGCCGGTTCCCACGCCGTGGGTACTCCGTTGTCGTCGACTGCGGAGATTTTGGCAATCTGGCCGACCGTCGCACCGGTGATGTCTGCCTTTGCCCACTCCGGGACGGTCGGGTCGGTCTCCTCGATCGGGTGCTCCGTCAGATAATCCGCCACCGCCTGGGCGATATCTTCCGGGGAAACGGTAGAAAGCTCGTTGAGCTTGGCCATGATTTGCGCATATACGTCCTCTGCCGGGGCGGCAGGGGAACCGCCGGGAGTAAGCACGGAGGACAGGGCCAGAAGCCGGGCCGCCCGGCTGGTGTGCAGGTCCCCGGCATACAGGCCCACGGACACCCAGCCGGACGCAGTCAGCACCGGCAGGGCCGCATTGTCTCCGGTGAACACCACGTCCTGATAGGTGCCGTCCGCCAGGTTCACTCGCATGGTTCGGGTGCTGTAGGGTTCCCACTCGTTGTCCAGGTCCCACACCACCGTGTAGTCGCTGTTGTTACAGATAATCACGCCCTCGCCCTCGGCGCACTTGTCGCGGACTTTGATGTTGATTTCGGGCATATACTCCCTCCTTATGCCGTCCTGCGCCATGTGTACACGGCCAGGTACGGCGGCATATTGTTGTGGGCTTGGTCCCCGCAATCGGAGGACTGACCGCCGGAATACGCATTGTACTGATTGCTTGCGGCCTGATACAGCCGGATGGCGTTCACGCCCTCCGTTACACTCTGGCCGGTGTATTTCAGGGTGTGTGCGTGGTCCGGGATTTCCGCTTTGGTCAGCGTGTGGGTCTCCTCGCCGCCGGTAGAGCCAGCCGCGTGAGAATCACCAGCCGCCAGCAGAAACCGGTCCTTGATCTGCTCCCAAGTGCCGCCAAACAGGTCCGCTGGAGACGTGGCATCCGTGGACTGGTAGATGCTGCCGACGGGGTGGAGGTAGTCCAGGAGGGACTTGCCGTCGAACAACACCGCCGCGGGACCGGGCAGCTTCAGGTGCTTGATGAGTCCGCCCACAATCAGCGTGGCCGCCTCGGTCAGATACTGGCCGATGGACAGACCGTCCACAGCCGGCGCCGTCCGGAACAGCACCTGCGCCGATGGCAGCACCACAATCAGGCTGGCTGTGCTGCCCAGTGCGTCGGTGACGGCTATGCACACCTCATAGACGGTGTCCACCGCGGCCGGGATGACGCCGTAGGCGCTGGGCGCATACTGCCCGGATGCGGCCGGGACGGCCTGGCTGCTCCAGGTATCTGCGCCCTGGGGCCGGTAGCGGATGGCGTATGCCGCCGTATTCTGATCGCCCAGGGGGGACACCGCGCCCACGAAGGACACCAGGGCATAGGCCCCGGCGGGATCGTCCGCTCCGTCTGCGTCGCAGCGGGCCACGCTGATGGATCGGATGCCCGGCGCGGCATACGGCAGCACCGTGATTGTGCCCCGCAGCACTGTGGCCAGTCCCCGGGAGTCGGTGACGGTGACGGTATAGCCCACGGTGCCGGACTCCGGCAGCACACCGGAGGTGGCCGTGAGGCCGGAGGCCGTCAGACCGGAGACGGCCAGGGCGCACCCCTTGACGGTGGCCCCGTACTGGCCGGAGGCCGTCGTGACGGCCTTCAGGCGGCTCTTGGTCTGCACGTAGGCTCCGTAGGTATCTGCATACCCGGCAGCGTCCGAAAGCACCACGGAGGCCGTAGGGGCCGCGCTGGAGGGCACGGAGGCGGCAAAGCTATAGGACTGACTGCCCAAGGCCGTATCACCGCTGTATGTGGTGATGGTCAGGGTACCCACGCCGGTAGCAGCATTGGGGATATCGTTGGCCAGTTCCAGGGGCGGCGTCCAGGCTATGGAGGTGGCCCCGGTGCGCTCCGCCACCGTGCCGGAGTGCGTGCCCCAGGCGTAGGTGATCTTGTGCGTATAGCTGCTGTCTGCCTTGGTGACGTCCAGCGTGGCGGAGCTGCCCAACGTCAGGGCCGGGACAGCCAGGGAGGACGCCCGGGGGATGGTGGGCAGCGTGACCTTGCCGGACACCATCAGACTGGACGGCGTCCACTGGGAGGTGAATCCGCTGTGCCACTCGGCGGACAGCGTTACCGATGCCTCCCCCTTGGAATCGTGATCCACGGTGATGGTCTTGGTACCCAGGTCATACCATCCCTTAGCCTTGTAGCTGTAAGGGTGGTATACCTTGGAGCCCTGGAGCACATAGTAGCAGCTGTTAGCCGCCTGGTTGTAGCTCTCGCCGGTGCCGTCGTAGATCTGTAGCGCAAGGGCGATGGTGCTGCGGTTATTGGTCCGAGACTGCTGGATGGTGTACCCCAGCCGTAGCCGCCAGCCGTATGTGGATTGTGCGCCGTACAGCTCACCCATTGGCATTCACTCCCTTCGCACCCACCACGGACCCATCCGGGGCAACCCGGACCACCAGGTTGCCCAGGTACAGGCACCCGGCGGTGGGGTCGTCCGGATCCATGGGCCGTATATACAGCGACGGCGTGTATACGCCCCGCTGATTGATGGATAGCAGAGCCAGCGTCTCCCGGAGGATGTTCAGGCCCTGGTTGTTGATCTGCACTTTCACGGGATCGCCCTCACTGCCCAGCAACATCCCCATGGCGGCCGTGAAGGACATATACTGGTTCATGGTGCGGACGGACTGCCGGATGTCTCCGGTGGCGTCCTCCACCTGCTCCGTGATCTCCTCAGAGACCTCCATGCGGATCTGGTCGGGGAGAACGGCCAGTGTGGCATCCATGACACGCTTGTAGGACTCGAAATCCCCGATCTCCACATATTGCTCCAGCGCCTCCAGGAGGATCTGCCGGTCCGATTGGGAGATCTGCGTCATACGTTCGGTGAGGATCTGCTGCACGGTGTTGATCCGCTCCTCGGTCTCCTGCCGTACCTCCTCCATGCCCTGGGATACGCGGTTGCGCTCGTCCTCCACGTCGCCGGTAAAGGTACGCCGCGTCCGGCCCATGGTGACGGTGGTCTGCGCCGGGTCCAAGAGATCAATGTGCATTTGCAGCAGAGGCATGGCCGCCCGGATGCCGTGGGGCGTGGTGGCCAGCATGGTATACCGGCCTACTCGCCAGGCGGCCACAGCGGCGTCTGTAACGTGGAGATCAATGGCCTTGCAGGTAATGGACTCCTCCAGCGCCCAACCAGAGGTAGCCAGCCGGGCCGCTGCGTAGGACTGGAGGTTTCCGGCCACGGTGACGTCTTGCCAATCCGTGGGGCCAGGACAGATCCAGCCGTACTTTGCCACACCGGCCCGGGACCAGACATACGGGCCCTCCTTGACCAGGTCGTCCGTCAGGTCGCCGTCGGCCAGCTCCGTGATGGTCAGGCCGTCCTTGCCCACCGGCAGGATGGCGGTGTAGATGCCGGTGCCGGTAAGCTGGCGCTCCAGGTCCAGGAGATTCTGGCCGAACTGCACCGCCTGAGCGTTGGTCAGCGGCAGGTCCGCATAATAGTCCAGATAGTTGCCGTCCGCCTCGTAGCGCATCAGGAGGTATCCACCCAGGGCGGAGCCGGTAAGGCGGGTGGTCATGGCCTCCATGGTGGTGAGATACTTGGTGGCGCTGCGGGCAATGTAGTTGTTGGCGTCCGTCACAGTGCAGACGCCCGGCTTGATCTGCTGATCCGTGGATACCTTGGCATTGTGCTGGGCCAGGAACCAGCGGAACAGGAAATCCACCACGTTGCCGTTGTTGGCAGCCGCCTGATAGTCCGCATCCTCCGCAAAATCGTCCGGGTAAGCAAACGGGGGGACGGTGGAATCGTTGAGCGCGGCCATAATGCCCTCCGCCGATATCTTCAGGCTGTTGGCGAAGTCGCACACCTGGGAGGTGATGCGGCCCCGCCACACCACATAGCGGCCCTGCAGCAGTTCCAGCCCGGGGCGCATATAGGGTAGCTTGTCCCGGTAGGGGTGATCCGGCAGTAGCGTGAACGCCATGGAGCCCGCCTTGCCAGCGGTGAGATCTACGGATGCTGCCGAAACGCGCAGCCGTTCCACCTCATTGGCCCCGCGCGGATCGTACAGGATATAATCCCCATAGCGTAGCTGATAACCGGCAAACTCCTGCGCAGCCTCCTGGGGATCCGTACCGCAGACAGCCTGTCCGGCAATGGCTTTGCCGCAAACAGCGCCGGTGTAGCTCATAGCGACGCCTCCTGATAGGTGACGGACACCGTGGTCCCGGTTGCGGCCGTGACGGCAAGGGTATTGCTGCCGGCTGCCAGGCGGATATCCAGGCTGCGATGGCTGCCGGCTGCCACCGCGATGTCCTTGCCGCCGAAGGTCAGCGTTGCAGCCGCCGACACCTCCACGGTGGGCACCACGGGCCGCCGCTCATTGGGCAGGCTCAGGGACAGCGTGCCCGATTCGGGCACGGTCCCCGTGACCGTGGTGGGCGCGGCCTTGTAGCGGTACGGGTCGCAGGTGGCGGAGACGATGACCTGGGCATGCGCCAGGTTGCTGTACTGCCGGGCTACCCGCACCCGGCCCCAGACATAGTGGTCCACGCCGTCCGGCAGGGTTATTTTCAGGGACTTCCCGTCCAAGGCGTTGACCATGGTGTTAATGGCAGTCTCCCGGCTGTCTCGGGTGCCGGCTGAACACTCCAACGTGATAGACAGGGTCCGGGGGCTGTAGGCTACCTCCCCGCTGGGGTACGGGCTCAGATCCAGCGCCCCGTCCATGCCGGGAACCTCCACCAGGTTCTCCCGCCAGGCGGGCGGATCCAGCGCGCATGCGCACAGGGTCCAGCCCTGGGCCGCCGTATCATAATCGCCGATAATCGCTTTTCGCGCCACGGGATCACCTCACATTCCTGCTGTTTTCGGTGCTGATCAGGCCCAGCCTCGCGTTTACGCGGTCCACGGTACCTCCCACGATCTGGTCGCCGTCCAGGGCAATAATCTGGCCGCGGTCGATGGCTGCCAGAATCAGATCCAGCTTGGCGGACAGGTCGCCCAGGGGCGTACCGGGCACTGCAAATGCGGCCTGGTACGCCGCAGCGCGCGCCGCCTGGTCCTGCTGGGTGATGCGCTGCAGGGCCAGCGCGGGCATCCTGGCGGCTGCGTCGATGTTCAGGAGCTTCTCGGCCAGGTCCTGGGTGTGGGCCAGGATGGGCTTCTCCGACTTCTCGGTGCCTACCTCAGCGCCTGCCCAGATGTCGCGGAACACACCCTCCATGCGCCGGGAGGGGCTGTGCGTCTGGGTGACGGCCCGCAGCCGCCGGAACATGCCGTTGGCAATACTCTCTGCCGTGTCATACACGCTCTTGCGCTTGGACTCCATGCCCTTGACCATGCCGTCCCCTACGTCCTGGCCGAACTTGAGGGCCTTGTCTGGAGTCTCCGCAAACGCCGCCCACAGCTTGGTATTTGCTTTCTCCGCCTCGCTGACCATGGAGCTGGTGTAGCCGTCTACACCGCTCTCGAAGTTCGAGCGGAACGTCTGCGCTCGGCTTGCTGCCTCCATGGATGCCTGGCCCAGAGCGTCCAGGGCCTCAGAGGTGGACGAATTAACGGCGGAGGACCACTTGCTGTACTCGCCCGCTTCATCCTGAAGTATCGAGCAAACCTTGTCACTGTTCCTCTCCTGCGCGGCCGTCAGCGCGTCCTGATATTTCCGGATATTGCTGCTGTGTGTGAGGGCGGCAGACGACAGTTGCTTCCAAGCGTCAGTTTTTTCATTAAGAGCTTTGCGCGCAGCGTCCAGCTCGGTCTGAATGCGAATAAGCTCAAGGTCAGACATCATGTAATTGCTGTCAACATAGGCTTTTCTTGCCTTAGCAAGATCATCCTCCAGCCCCGTAACCTCCTGTAGCTGTGCCTGATAGTCCTTATAGGCCGCTGAAGCCGCGCGGCAGGCCTCTGCCTGAGCCTTCAGGGACTCCTCGTAGTCGCTTTTGTAGGCAGACAGCATGGCCTCGGCCCGCTTAGCGGAAATGGTGTCATCGATGCCCTTCCGCAGCTCGGCGTATGCCTGAATTTGACCGTTCACCATTGTGTATTCCGTGCCCAGAGCATCGTTGAGCAGATTTAGGAGCACTTCAGCATGTGAACGGTCGGCCTCCTGAACGTGGCCGGAAGCGTCGGCCAGTTCAAACAGCTTATCGGCCAGCCCGGCCACGTTGTCAAACTGCGATGATATGCCGTCCAGACGATCCTTGGTGGTGTCCGCCTGCTCCTGCAATGCCTTCGCCGCATCCATGCTGGACTCCACAAGCTCCCGCTCCGACTCTGTCAGATGGTCTACAGGCTCCTTTGCTTCCCGCATCGCCGCCGAGTACACGGCCAAGCCAGCCACAACCGCCGCAGCGCCAGCAACCGCCAGCCCCCACGGTGTAGCGGCCTGGGTAAGATTCAGGAGCTTCTGGGCCTTTTCCGCGCCCAGGACCACCTTGGTAAGGTCGCTGGTGACCACCTTCGCCGCCAATGCGCCGGTCTTGTAAGCGGCCATTGCCGTGGTCAGTCCGGTGACCACGCCGATAAGCTGGGGGCCGTTCTTCAATGCCCACTTGGACGCCTTCTCCAGAGTGGGCAGGAGGGTACTGCGGATGTATTTGGTCAGCCGCTGCACCGGCTGCTCCGCGCTCTGGAGCAGCTCCACACCCAGCTCCTTGACGTCGGTGACGATGGGTTCCATCGTCTTCCCGGTTTTCGCCAGGGAGGCCGTCCATGCGTCGTTGGCCTTGTTGGCCCGGATCACCTCAGCGTTGGTGCGCTTATACTGGGCGGCAGCGGACTTGTACAGGCCGGACAGCGTGCCGGTGATCAGCGCCTGGCGCTCCTGCTCGTCGGAGCAGGCCGCCAGGGACTCGTTGAACTTATCCTCGGAAACTCCGGCCCAGTTCAGGGCGTCCGCCAGGGGGCCGGTGACCTGCCCCACCTTGGCCGTCTCGTTGGCGGCTTCGGTCAAGCCCTCGATGGGCAGAGAGTCGCCGAAGGTGGCGAACACGCCCGGGAGAATGTCCCCGGTCCAGGTGGCCAGGTCCCGGGCGTTATCCGTGAGTTTGGCCAGGTGATTGGCCGCCTCAACGGCCTGGTCGCTTTCGCCCAGCACGCCCACCAGCTCTTGGTATGCCTTCTGGGCCTCTGCCGCGCTGTGGCCGTTGTCGGTGAAGGCTACGTTCAACTTGGCCATGTTTGTGCGGTACTCCCGGGTGGCCTCGGAGGCCGCCATCAGGGCGGCCACGGTAGCGGCAGCCGTAGCGGCCAGGACCTTCAGGCCCTTGTCGGCCACGTCGTCTGCCTTTTTCTTGAGCTTGTCCAGGTCCTTGGCGGCCACGCCGGAGCGCTTCGCCAGCTCCTGGGTGCGCTGCTCGGCAGTTTTTGCCCCCTTGCCCAGATTCTTCAGGGCATCGTCCGTATCCTTGGCGGCGTCCTCGTAGTCCTTCAGGGCGTTTTCCGTGGCCGCGATCTCACGTTGCAGGGCCCGGTGTGCCTCCGGGGAGATTGGATTGTCGAACTCCTCCCGCACGCTCCTGGCCTGCTCCCGCAGGGCCTTGAGTTGCTTGGAGACCTCCTCCACCCGGGCGGAGGCCGCCATATACTGGTCCGAGTCAACGCCGAAATCCTCCTGGGCCTCCTCCTGCTGGATCTTCATCTTGCGCAGGGACTCCGTGACCTTGTCGATCTGCGCCTCGATGGGGGCGATGGCCTTGGTGTAGGCGTCCCAGTTCTTGGCGCCCTTGGTGGCGGTTGCCTCTGCGCTGCGCAGTTTCCCGAGTTTCTCGGACGTGGCCTCGATGAGTCCGGCCAGCACCTTCTGCTTCTGGCCCAGCAGCTCTGTATTGGTGGGATCCAGCTTCAGCAGTTTGTTGACCTGCGCCAGCTCACCGGACAGGCCCTTGCTCTTGGATTCCACATTTTTCAGGGCTTCCCCCAGCTTGGTGGTATCGCCGCCGATCTCGACGGTAAGACCCCGTATCAGCTTGTTGGCCACAATTACACCTCCTTACTGCCGAACTGCTCCCGCAGCGCGGCACGATCCGGCTTCGTCTGGGTCAGGCGCCAGGCGTTGGCCAGGTATTCCCGGCCCTCATCCGTCTGTTCCAGGCGATAGATGTACGCATCCCGCCGCAGGGCCAGATACCGGAGATAGTCCAGGCGGCCGACGGCCTCCAGGCTCAAGCCGGTGTAGTCGGCCACCAGCTTGCGCCAGGCGCTGGGGATGCTATATTTGCAATCTCCCTCGGTATCGCCGGTGGGGTACCAAGGGAGCATCAGTTTTTTCTTTCAGACAGGCCGTTGATGAACTCCACATATCCGGAGAAGAATACGGCCATATCCTCCAGATCCAGATCATACTTGCCGGTGATATCCTCCGGCTGGATGGGAATGCCATCGCGGTTGCAGTTCATCAGGGCGGCCGCGATGGCATAGATGGCGGCCAGGGCGTCCCGGTCGCCGCCGCCTGCATCAGGCAGCAGGGTGCCCACGGTTTTGAGCTCGTCCACGAGTTCAACCGGCGGGGGCGTGAGCCGGAGGGTGGGGCTGTCTGCGCCCCGAAGCCGCACCGTGAAGGTGGGCTTGGCGTATGCGAAAAAATCGATCATCATTTCCTCCTAATAGCACAGGGGCGGCACAGGGCCGCCCCTGCAGGGTGAGCGTTAAGCGGACGCAATCTCCTCAAAGAGGAGCACCAGCGTGCCAGCAGTGTCGTGGGGCTTCGCCTTGAACTCGGGCTCAATCACCGTGCCGTTGTCCTTGGCGAAGGTGAGGGTAGCGCCGGCCGTGTTGCGGCCAACAATGACCACCCAGACGTCGCCGTCGATGGAATCGGGGCAGTGGAAGCAGAGCACATAATACTTGCCCTGGGCATTCCCGGCGCCGCCGATCTTGGTGGTCCGGAGGCCGGTGGCCTCGGACGACGTGCAACGGTCGATCAGGCTTTTGAGCGTGGCACCGTTCCAGGTGAGCAGGCCCAACTTCATAATGGCCTCCTCGTCGGTGGTGATGATCTTGGACACCAGGCCCAGATCGTCCTTCTCCTCATACGTCTCCTGGGTATACTCCAGCGACGCGCCGCCTTTGATGTAGCCCAGCAGGTTCGCATCCGCACACAGGGTGGTCAGGTCCTCTTTGGTGGCTGGAACCGTGTCAGTGTACTCCTTCAGGTAGGCGTAGCCGGAGCCAAGGGTAATGGTTTTCTTGTCGCGTTTGGCCATAGTTCAGATCCTCCTCTTCTCGACGTAATCAAAATCGTATATGACCTGGTACCGCTGCTCCGCCTGGAGCCAGTACCGATCTTGCTTATCCCAGGGGATGCCCCGGGCGTTCAGCTGCGCTTCCAGGGCGGCCTCCGCAGCGTCATCCGGGGCAGGTTCATACAGCTCCACGGTGATGCTGTGGGCAAAAATGCAATTCACGTTATCCGCGCCGGACGCGCTGACATCATCGGTATACACGGCGTAGGTGTCCGCAGCAGGCTGGGGAAAGCGGGAGCGCCTGCAGGGGACCCCGGCGGCGGCAAGGATGTCACTTATCACCGCCCAGCACCCCCTCCACCCGGGACAGATAGTCCGGGATCAGGCGGGCCAGGGCCCGCTCCAGGAACGTGTTGCCCTTAGCCCGGCCAACTACCCGGCCATCCCGCACCACGTCGTGGCCATGCACCAGCAGGTGCGTCAGCCGCCCCGCCTTGCCACGGGCATACCAGACAAAACGATCTCCGGCCAGGCCGCGGACCCGGGTGGATGTGATTGCCTTGCGGTAATCGCCCGATTCCTTCGGGGCCGTGCGCCGGGTCTCCCGCACCAGCTCCTTCATGGTGACCTCGCCAACGGCGTTGATCTGGGCGGTGACATCATCCGCATACAGCGTCAGCACCTGGCCCAGGGAGTCGGAAAGTTCTTCCGGCCGAACTCTGCGGGTGGACGAGCGGGAACGACTCTGGCTGGGGCGTGGCGCAGACGAGCCCGAACGATTGGCCAGATTCACCATTTCCCGCCAGGACATCCTGCGGCCATCGGGAAACACCCAGGTTTGCTCCCATGGAAGTCTACTCATACAGCCGCCCCCTGATCCGAAGGTACTGGTGGCCTTCCATGTAGTCGTCCGTGTCCACCACCTTGTAGGTGTGCCCGGCGTACACGATGCGGTACAGGTGCGGCGCATAGGCCAGCGGGGACACCAGGCGGCCATACCGCACATCGAAATCCAGCACATACGGGTGCTGATCCGCCCCGGCATCGAAAGTCTGACCGCCGCCGGACTTGTTCACGCGGGCGTGGATTTTCCCCACATCGCTCCAGGCCTCCGTGTCCGGATCCTGCCGCTGGAGCAGGATCACTTTGTTCATGGCGCCGGGGTCAATGTACATAGCCGCCTCCTTATCCGCCGGTGCCCGAATCGGGCACCGGCTCGCTCTGTTTCAGCTGGTTCATCAGCAACCGGAAGCTCCGGTTTTCTGCGAAGGCGCCGGATACCTCCCGGGCCCTGCGGTCCATGGCGTCGGCCACCAGATAATTGACGCACAGGTCATAGGCGGCCTTCCGCCCGGAGTCTGCGGGCTCGCTGACCCCCGCCGCATCCATGTAGGCCGCTGCCGACAGATAGGCCTGCGTAAGCAGGAGCTCATCATCCGGCGACAGCTCGTCCATCCGGCAGTACGCCGCCAGCTCCGCGCGGCGCTCGTCGGTCAGCGCCGTCATCAGGAGCCGGCCTTGGGCACGGTGGCCACCACGAAGCCCTTGTCGGCCACCAGGTTACCGCCCACAAAGGCGTCGCCCAGGATGGTCAGCAGGCGCTCCTGCGCCTTGTAGCTTTCATCCACGCGGACGGAAAAGTCACCGAACAGGCCCAGCAGGTAGTTGGCAGGGCTGCCGTAGCACATGGTCTGGATGGCAGCAGAGCTGGAGGCGGTGGTGCCGGAGAGGCTGGTGAGATCGGAGCAGATGGTGTAGGGGATCACCACGCCGCCGTCCCGGATGATGCCGGTATTGGGGTTGCCCATGTCCGGCTCGATCGTGAACAGGCGCTGCTTTTCGTTGGTGCCGCGCAGCTTGCCAATGGCCTTCAGGTCCTGCTTGGTCAGCAGCAACCGGGCGTTGGGCTCCAGGGCATCATCCGTACCATAAGCAAAGTACAGGGTATCCAGCAGGTTCACGTCCACGGCGGACACGTTTTCCGTGGCATAGATGGCGCTGCCAGCCTTGTTGGTGGCAGTCTTGATGCCGTGCATGACGTGGGTCGTCTCGCCGTCGCCGTTGACGATCAGCCCCGCCAGCTTGCGGCGCATGGCCTTCATGGCCATGCTGTACACCTTGGCGTAGTAATTGGCGGGAGTCAGCCGGGCCAGGTTCCGGTCGACAAAGGACGTGACCGTCATCTCGTAGGGCTTGATCTCCGCAATGCCGAAGGTAGGATCCGTGCTGCCAGTGCGAGCGGAGCCCGCCTTGTTGGCCACCGTGTTCGCGTTGGCGGTCAGCTCGGAGATCACATAGGGCTCCTGATAAGCGCCCATGCCGCTCAGATCCTCCACGCGGACCTGGTCCACAATGGAGCTGACAGCGCCGCCTACGATATCATGGATATCGGTGCCCACCCCGGTGGGCTGCACCAGGGTGCCGGTAGCCAGAGTAATGGCCTTACGGACCTCGATGGTGGAGAACTTGACCTCGCCGCCCTTCATCAGGGCGTTGCCGCGCTCGGCGGCCTTCTCGGCCTCCTCCCTGGCGTCCGGAGCCTTGGCCAGGAACTGGCGGTCCTGCTCATCGATGAGGGCCCTTACCTCGGCGATCTCGTTGTTGATGTTGCCGATGGCCGTCATTTTGGCGGTGTAGGCGTCATGGTCGCCGGACTTGTAGGCCGCTTCGGCATCGGCCAGCATACCGGCACGCTTGGCCATCAGGTCGTTCATCTTTCGTCTCATAATTTACCTCCTCAGAATCTGTTTTTCTCGATTTCCAGGGCGGCCGCAGCCGTCCAATCTTCCGCCGGGGGTGTCTGGGGCGGCTCGGCGCCGCCGTAGCGCTTGGATTTGATGGTGCCCGCCGCAGGCTGCGCCGGGACGGCCACAAGACTCACCTCAAAGGCATCCGTAGCGCCGTCCAGGTCAAAGTGACAGGTCTGGCCGTCATACTCCCGGCCGGGCCAGTGCTCGCACAGGGTCGTCCGCTGGTCCGCGCCGCAGATGGAGCAGATGGCGTGGGCCACAGCACAGCCTACGCTGCACTCCCGCAGGATCCCCGCATCGATGGCGGTAATGGTGTCCGCGGTGGCAGCCGTGCGGGGCATGTAGCACCGCAGGACCAGGCACCTGGCATCGCCGTCCGGCTCCACGCTGGCCGCATAGCACCGGGCCGTCTGCATGCCGGCGCTCCAGATGTGGTCCCGCAGCACCGGGCGGCCCACATACAGGGCGGCCAGCTGCTCCAGGGTCGCATCGGTGAAGCGCTCGTTGTCGCGGTCCACGCGGTTGTCGCAGGCCAGCAACCGGAAGGTATACACTTCCTCGACGGAGAACTCCCGCAGGGTCTGGGCGTTGATCAGAGCCAGCTCCTGGGCGTCCACGGCCTGCTTTTCCAGGCGGGCGGATTTTACGATCATTTCCACAGGTCATTCCTCCTTTCCAGCGGCCGTGCCGCCATTTCTTTTGCGGCTGAGCTCCTCCCACATGTCCAGAGGCACGTAGTTCAGACTGGCTCGCCGGAGGTGCCCGCCGGGCACGTTGGGGATATCCTCCAGGGCGCAGATGTCGTCCGGGCAAAACACACTCAGCTCGGACATAGCCCGGTACCAGGCGGCCCGGGAGGCTGTGTCACCCTTGAGCTCGGCCATCATGTTGATCCGGATCTCGTACTTGCCCAGGTCTGTGGCCGTCAGCAGCTTGTAGGACTGTTCCTCCTCGTACTGAGTGATGATGGGATGCAGGGTGCCGGTCACATACTCGATGGCGTTCTGCTCGTTGGAGCCATACGCCTGTTTGCCCTCGTTGAGCTTATACAGGGGCACCCCAAAGTAGCGGGAGATGTCCACAATGGACAGCTGCTTATTCTCGACGAATTGCGCGTCCCGATTGCTGGCCGCCAGGGGCTTGTAGTCCAGGCCCAGATCCAGGATAGCCACCCGGTGGGCGTTGCTGGGCCCCATGTGGACCCGTTCCCACTGGCTGCGCAACTGGTCCTTCAGCGACACCGGGGAGCCGTCGGCCCGGAACAGCGTTTTGCCATCCGGGCCCTTGGCGTAGCCGCCCAAGTCGGAATCCGTCTGGAGAACTCCGCTGGGCTGGCCTCCGTTGGCGTAATAGGCCAGGTCATACTGCTGAGCCGCCCGGGCGGTGGAGATCACCTCTCCGGCCCGGGCCAGGGTGCCGATGCCCTTGAGGCCGTTCCGGGTGGCGTTTTTGTAGTGGCACACGTCCTCGCTCGGCAGCCGCATGGCCTCGCCGGTGACGGGATGTGTGACGTCGTACCAGACGCGCCCACCCATGTCCCGCCAGGGCTGCACCAGCTGCCAGGGCACCGGGATCAGCTCCCGGGGAAGGCCGGTTTTGGGGTCCCGGACGATCCAGTCGTAGGCATTGCCGCCCTCCAGGCGGCTGGTCTCCAGGACCTTTTTGCGTACAAAGGGCGTCATGGCCTCATTGGGCCGGTCATTCAGCAAGTACAGGATCTGGTGCGGTACCCGCTCCCGGGTGCTGCGCTGGATCACATAGGACGGCAGCTTGGCCACGCTGTCCGACAGTATCTCAATGCAGCGGTCCACGGCGCTGAGGAGGCGGGACTCCTCGTCCGGGGCGCTGACGCCGGAGACGGTCAGCCCGGCCGCCGCCATCGTCTGCACCGTGACGGCCTTCCGGGTGGGGGACCGGGCCGTTGCGGCCCGAAGGCCCTTAATCATGCTCAAGAATCATCACTCCTTTCGCCCAGCACGTCCAGCACGACACCGGCCGCCAGCAGCAGGCCCGCCGCGATGAGTCCGGCCGGGGGATAGATCATCCAGCACCCCGCCGCAATCAGCAGCCCCGCCAGAATCAGCAGGACCTCCGGCAGCGCCCGGCGCAGGAACTTCAAAACACGTTTCACGGGAGCATCCTCCTACAGAGTGTATCCCGGACTGGCCACAGCTGCGGCCAGGTCCGGCTTCTGGTTCCGGGCAATCATCCACACGGCCATGGCGATAATGCTCGCAACGGCCGGATCGATACGCCCGGGGGACCGATTCTTCATGGGCTTGCAGTTGCCGTTCCCGTCCACGTAGTTCCGGACGTTTCCGAAGGTCCAACGGAAGCAGGTGTTGTGGACGTGCAACAGCTGGTGCCGGGTCATCATGTCCTCGACTTCTTTCATGGCCGGGGACATATTTTTCAGATCCTGGGGGATCTCGATGATATCCACAATCGGGGATAGCCGCTGGGTGATGGTGCGGGACAGATACGGGTCGAAGCCCACCATTTTCAGGCGGAAGGTTTCCTTTGCCCAGCGGATGCGCTCCTCTACCATGGAGTAATCGATAATGTCGCCCTCGCACAGGGACAGGAACCCGGCACGCTCCCAGTCCCGGTATGGGACATGGTCCCGGCGTTCCGCCTCCTGGACTGTGCCGCGGGGCCGCCAGATAGACGGCCACAGCACGGCACAGTCCAGGCCCGCCTGCGGAGGAAACAGGAGAACGAAGGCCGTCAGGTCCTTCGAGGTGGATAGGTCAACGCCGCCATAGCAGACAAGCCCACGGAGCTTGTCCAGCCATTCGGCACGGTCCGCCAGCTTCGACGGGCCCCACTGCGTTTTATCGTACAGATTAAGGCTGATCCAGCCCACCGCCTTGACGGAGATCCATTGGTTCAGGCGTAGCCAACGGAACAGCTTTTCCGCCGCCTCGCTCTGCCGGGCATCCTTGGCTTCCATCCGGATGTTTCGCACCCGGAGATGCTTGCCGAGGGACGGGTTGCACAGATACCACAGGTTTTCGTCCCAGATATCGATCTTGGCCAGGTCGTCCGGATCATCTCCGAACATGGCGGTGAGTCCGTATAGGATCGGGAGCCAGTTCGGCAGGTCCCGGGCCAGCAGCGCGGCCTGGGCGTCCGCCATATCGGAATCTTCCACGTGCCGCAGACTCAGCACGGTGCGCGGGTCGCCGCCTTCGGCCTGGATCCGCCGCAGCTGCCGGGCGTCCCGGATGGCCACGGCCTTTTCGTGGATTTCCCAGCCGATGGAGGTGCGGTCCGGGTCGTCACCGGCCGTGGTCAGGACAATCCAGACCGGTTGCCGCCGGCCGGAGCCGGAGCCCGCCGTCATAACGTCCCACAGGTCCCGGTTGGGCTGGGCATGGAGCTCATCGAAGATCACGCAGCTGGGCTTATAGCCATGCTTGCTGTATGCCTCGCTGGACAGCACCCGCATCTCTCCGATCTTCACCCACTTGTACCCGCCGTTGCCGGTGCGGACCCGCCGCCGGTACACAATGCGCTTCTTGGAGTCGATGATCTTCAGCTCCCCCCGGGCAATCATTTTCGCCGTCCAGGGAGCGGAGGAAAGCATGAATACGGCGGCGTCGAATACGATACCGGCGTTATCGCGGTCGGCGGCGCAGATGTACACCTCGGCGTTCAGCTCGCCATCGCCGATCAGGTGATACAGCCCCAGGGCCGCCGCCAGCTCACTCTTGCCGTTTTTCTTGCTGATCTCCAGGTACAGATACCAGTACTGCCGCACCAGCTGCTCTGGTTCGCCAGTGCCCGATTCGGGCACCATGGCGGAGTAGAACTCCATAATGGCATCCCGCTGCCACGGGTACAGATGAAACGGTTTGCCGGTATCGGTGGTAGGCAGCCGCTCCACAAAGTCACAAACGAACTGCCCCGCCTCGCGGTTGTAGGGCATCAGATCACCCCCGCCGTTGCTGCCGCCTGCCGGGCCTGAAGCCGCCGGGTGAACTCGTCGGAGTCCTCGTCGGCATCAGGCGCGGGGGGCATCACCAGGCGGCACCGGGCGCTTACGGTAAGGCCCAGATCATTGGCGCAATTCCGCGCCTGCTTGAAGTAGCGCTCCTGGATGCGGCCCCACGCGTCTGCCTGGGGCAGGTTACCGGCACGAAGGGCAGCATTGGCGTAGCCGGTTGCGGTGAGGTACTGGGTATGAGCCACCAGGTAGCGCCCCAGAGTATCTGCATCCAGGTCGCTGTATACGCCCAGCGCGATGAGGCTCTTGCCGATGGCCCGGAAGTCCTTGCGCATGGTCTCCGGCAACCACTTGGGCGGCTTCGCCTTCTGCGCGGGCGGGGCCTTCACCTCTCGGTTGCGCCGGGCTTCCTCCTCCGCCCGGCTCAGATGCTTGCGGCCATTGGCCACGACGATATCAGTCGGCTGTCTCGGTCCGGGCATCGCGTTCACCTCCATGGGGAAAATTTTCTGCGTAGAGGGCAACGCACGGTCTCTTGGCCCTCCCCCAAAACTTCAAAGCCCCCGGGGGAGGGGTGCAAGGAATCGCGGCGCATGGGCCCGCTATGCGTGTGCGCCCAAGGGTGCCCGATTCGGGCACAACTTCGCGCAGATTTTGGGTGTCACTTTCGGCGCCGTTCGGCCATCGTCTTGCGGCTGTGGCACGAGTGGCACAGGGATTGCAGGTTGTTCCGGTCCGTGAACAGGTCCCAGTCGCCCTTGTGGGGGCGAATATGGTCCACGTCCGTGGCCCGGGTGCGGACGCCGTGACGGGCGCACTCCCGGCAATACGGCTCCCGCAGGAGCTGGCCGGGGCGAAGATCGTCGGTCCATTCCGGCGTCAGGTACAGCCGGTGCCAGGCGGCGCTTTCGGCGCTGCGCTGTGCCTTGGGCCGGGGCTTGTGAGCGGGGCAGTAGCCGTCTGGCACCAGGATGTTGCATCCCGGATGTCGACACGGCCTCAGGGGTTTTTGGCTCAGGGCTATCACCTCCTGGCAAAACAAAAACGCCGGAGACCATGACTACCCTCGCAGGGGTATCTGTCATGGGCTCCGGCGCTCAACGCTCTGGCCTCGTTCGATATGCAGGATGATCTCAGACTTGCAGTCCCGGCAAAACACCGGGAGGCAGTCGGCGTGGGTATCGGGGTACACATGCAGGAGCCGACGGTTGCGCCGGCAGACGGGGCATGTCACCCATCCGTCCACTACGACCAGTTTACCACTGGCTGCATTTTTTTGCAAGGCTTTTTCCCTCCGTTTCCGTTGTTTTGTCAACCAAACAACTATACTTCAAGTACCATATCTATTTAGCGCCGTTTTTGAGGCTTGGTAGGATGCAATGGATCCTCCTCGATCCACCACCCGTAAGCGTAATGCCCGAAGGCGTTGTCCACCTGATTGCGGCCATATACGCGGCAATCCTGCGGGATGTCGATCTCGCAGGAGTCCGCGACAAAACGTTCCGGCGGCGGCAGCTGCGCCCGCAGAGACCGGGACGCTACCCACGGCTGCACGCCCACCGGTATCTTGATCCCGTCCGTGCGCTCCTTGCAGTAATACTTGGCGGTGCGCCGGTATGTGTCATACGGGTCCCGCCCCAGACACAGGAGCGGGGCGCCGCTGACGTAGCCGTAGGGCCACAGATCCTCCATGACAATGGGTGGAAAATCGCTGTACCGCACGGTAAGGTGTATGTGGTAGCGATGGTCGCCGTGCAGGCCCTCGATGCGGTACACATAGTCGATGGGCTCCGGATGGCGCTTGCGCATCCGGTACAGCATCCGCTCCCAGAGCTTCCGTACCCCGCGAAAAGTGTCCGGGAGATAAACATCGTCGAAGGTCAGGTCGTAGCTCCAGCCGTCATACCCAAACAGGGCAAGATACAGCTCCAGCCGGTCCACCGGCCCGCGGCGGACCGAGGAATCCCGAGGCGGGCGGAGGATCTTGTTCTTCTCCGCCCGCTCATATGGGCTGTCATCCCGGCTCAGGCGGGGCCGCAGCGCCCGGCACTCCTTGACCAGAGGGCCGGCCCGCTGCCGCACACAATACCGCCGGCCACTCATGTGGGCTCCTTCCGCTTGCCGTAAGCGCACCAGAAGTCCGGTGGCACAAGGCATTCAGCGCACGGGCCGTATGAGCAACACAAGCCGCTCAAATCCTCCCAGCTGTACATACACTCCCGACATCGCACCACTGGGACGGCATCAACGGCGGGAATATCATCGGCAAGGAACTCGGCATGAATAAATCCAGCTTCGTCGGCCACGGTTATTACCCCACCACTGAATGTGCAAGTCCAGTCCGTGTTGTCACTCGCAATTATCCCGTAGGTCTCATCTACGTTAATCAGCCGCATTCTTGCCCCCTCCCATCTTCGTTACGCAGCCTTCGGGGTCATTCCCGCAGAAGCACTGAGCGTATACACAGGCGTCGCAGATGTTAAACATTTCAGTCAGCGTCATGTTGCTTCACCTCCGTCCATCTTTGCGCCGCAGTTGGGGCAGAGCATCGTGTTCACAATGTATTTGCTTCTGGCCTTGCAAGCGGAGCAAGTTCCACACATACAATCTGTAACTAATCTATTTGGCCCAAGCCATTCCCATCGTCCATGCACCACCGGGGCCACATCAGCGGCGGGTGCTTTCCAGATTGGGCAACTCTGCCTATCGCAATACTCATTACTGCATCGGCAATGCTTTTCGCAGTATTCTACCCTGTCAATGTATTCAGCCATCCTCATCCCCTCCAAATTCCGCTTCGTACTGTTCAGGAGTGATAACCTCAATGTCCTTTGCGGAGTAGCCCAAGGTGTCGAGGCACATCAACCGGACCAACTTTTCCTTGTCAATAGACGCCGCAGCGTCCTCATAGGATACGCCGGGTTTTGCCTCAAAGCTGATTTGAGCGCCGAACGCCCCAGCCACGCTAAAGCAGATTTTGTATTCAGCCATCCTTCCACGCCTCCAGTGCTTTCTCCGCTTCCTCGCGGCTAAGGAAATAGTCTTTCCCGTATTTTGCAGGGTCGAAATACGTCAAGCTGAAAACTCGCTCTTCAATTTCATGCCGCCCGTTTAATCTCCATGAAATCATGTAGACCGTGTCTCCCACCTTGCACGGCAGCACCACCACGCGGCCCTCTTCATCGGCGATGGCAAGCGCTTTCAGGCGCTCGACTTCTGCCCTCATTGAGCGAATTTCCGCCGGAGTCAGCCCCGTGTCCTCATAGGCCCCGAGAAGATTAACTATCTTTTCAAGCTCTGCACATTCAACGCATTGGTCCCTTTCGCACTCTGCGGAGCAGGTCATGTAGTAATCATTCGCCCCATAGTGCTTCTCGGTCAGTCTTTCCATCACTCCACCTCCGCTATTCTTCCTGTGGCCATTTCTACATACGAGGGATTGAGCTCGCATCCCACAAAACCGCGTCCCATGCGTTTGGCCACCACTCCCGTCGTGCCGCTGCCCGCAAATGGGTCAAGGACAACGCCGCCCTCTGGGCAACCCGCTAAAATGCACGGCTCGATCAGTTTTTCTGGGAACACGGCAAAGTGTGCGCCGCGAAATCCGTTTGTGCTTACGCTCCAGACGCTCCGCTTGTTCCTGCGCCCCGCCTCGTTTTCGCTGTTCCCGTGGCTCTCACGCTCCACCCGTGCGCTGTTGTCGTGAGATTGACCACCGGTATAGGCTCCACCGCCGCGAAACGTTCTTGCGTTTCCTTTGGCCGACGTGACCGGTTCTCTGATTGCCGCCGCGTTAAAATAATAGTGCGCTGACTTTGACAGCAGGAAGATGTACTCATGTGACTTTGTGCATCGGTCGCTTACGCTCTCCGGCATACAGTTCGGCTTCTGCCAAATGATGTCTTGCCGCAAATACCACCCATCCGCCCGGAGGGCAAAGGCCAACTGCCAAGGTATGCCAATCAGGTCCTTGTACTTATACCCCCGTGGTGTGCGCTTCTCGGTGTGTCCTTTGGAATTGCGGGTGTTCGTCGGCGGTTGGTTGCCCGATCTTGTGGCGTAGCTGTCGCCCATGTTGACCCACATGGTTCCGTCTGGCCGCAGCACCCGCCAAACCTCGCGGAAAACGGCAACCAGCGCCTGCAGGTATTCCTCCACGCTGCCCTCGTTCCCAATCTGTCCCTCCACTCCATAATCCCGCAAATTATAGTAGGGCGGGGAGGTCACGCAGGTATGTACGCTTTCTGGCGGCAGCGTCCGCAGCAGCTCCAGCGCATCGCCTTGCAGTATGTTGCAGGTCATCACTCCGCCTCCTTAACGCCGCCGAGCGCCATATACGCCGCATCCTTTGGGTTTCGAGCCTCCACCAGAGCCTTAATTCTACACTGCGGGCACTCGACAAGGGACAAGCGGTCCTCGCAGTAATACGTCCACAGCTCCTGCCCGCAGCGCCCACAGGCCACGCCGGAGCGGCGCGGGACATATCCACGCCCACTGAAAACCTTGTGACAGCACTGTTCAAAAACGGTAGCGCCCTTCATCCGCACAGGCTTCACCCAAACACCTCCTTTGGGTACCGCTCCTCCCAGGGCTGGGCGGCGTCGCCGAGGATGCGGGAAAGCTCCCGGTCAATGCAGCCCTTGGTGTAGTCCATCTGCTTATCATCCTGGGCATTGTCGATACACAGCTCAGCGTAGGCCGCGAAGGTCTCCCGGCACTTGGCCCGGAACTCGGCGGCCCGCTTGGGGCCAAAGCCGAAATCCTGGCCCAGCGTGATGATTGCCATATCCTCGCACTGCTGAATCGTGAACAGTCGTTGCAGGCGCATGTTGCGCTCCTGATTGGCCTGCATCTGGCGCATGAATGCGCTGGGCTTAGCCATTGCCGTCCACCCCCGTCAGCTCCTCCAAGCGCCGCACAGCGTCCAGCACCATCCGGTCGCAGTCGCAGTAATACTCATCCTCCAATAGTCGCATGACGGGAGGGTCATCTGGCGAAAGTAGGTCTCCCGTGCGCTGGCCATACGCGCAGTGGGCGCAGTCCTTGTCACCGCCCACCGTGGCTGAACACCGCAGGGCAGCGATCAGGGCTGGGTCGGTGTCTGCGGGGCGGACGGCATTAGCCCGCCGCTCATCCAGCTCCCGGACGGCGGAGACGGCCCGGCGCAGCACCGCGCAGCCATGGATGCCGCAGTTATGCTCCAGTCCGCAGCCCAGGCACACCAGGGAGCCGGTCTGGACCTTCATCCGGCTCAGTTGCCGGATCAGCTCATCCAGATCAGTCATGCCGCACCTCCTTCAGCTGCTCCCGCAGCATCATGATCTCCTCGGCGTACCGGGCGCATCGGTCCTGCATTGCCGTCAGTGCGGCGTGAGCGTCGCGCAAAAGACGCATCGAACAGCGGCGATCTGATGCATAGCCGCATGTCCTGCAGCTGTCCGCAAGGTCAGCGCAGGCGGCCAGGCCCTGAATGATATCGTTGGTAGTCCTCACGTTGTCGCATCCTCCTTATCCGCCCGCTCCCATGCGGGCACCTCCAACCATGCCAGCACAGGCAAGTTGATCTTATCCGCGCCCCGGCGGCTCAGCCAGAACGCGCCGCCGCACCAATATGCGCTGGTGCGCATGGTCTGGCCGGGGTGGTCCTCGCTGCCTACATCCACGATCACCAGGCACTCGCAGTCATGCCCGGGGTTGGTGCCGCCGGGCATCCACCCGGCCAGGATCAGCTGTTGACCGGGCACCGGAGAAATTGGCTGAGGATCGTCGGTACGCATCATCAGGTAGTCCACGCTGCACCCCAGCGCATCGGCCGCAGCAACCCAGCGCTTGATGTCCGAAAGATGCACATAGCCCCCATATGGCAGGAACGTCTTCAGGGTGATTTTGGCCGTTCCGGACTCCTGCTCCAGCATATCCCGCTCGGGCATCATCCAGGGGCAATCGATCTTGCCCTTGTATTCGTCTGGCGTCAGCCCCGCCTGCTTGCGCAGGGCGGCAAACCGCTGCCAGATGGCCCGAATCTGCTCGATGTCCGGAGCCTCTTTGGCCGCCCTGGCGGCCTTCTCCTGCTGAGCCTGCACCCGGGAATCCGCCCGGGCCTGCCTTTGCGCATCCTTGAGCCGCGGGCACACATCCTTGCAGCTGGCGCAGGTGCGGCAGCAGGCCTTAGCGCAAAGACTGTAGCTGTAGGGGAACTTGATGCGGGATTGGATGATGTGGTGCACCTTGCCGAGGAAGTTAAGGCATTTTTTGCCGTGTGCCTTGCACAGGAGATCCTCGGCAGCCTCGATATCATCCCGGATTTTGTCCACCACTCCCGCGGTAAGCCACTTTAGGCCAGCGTCGCCGCAATCTCCGCGACGGTAGGCGTCCACCACCTGCCGCTGGTAATCCTCCGGCAGGCGGGACAGGGAGTAGGCGGCCGCCTCGTTCAGACGGCCCTTTTCGGGGCCATCCCAGTAGGCCTTACGGATATCCGGGGCCAGGTGGCTGCGGATCGCCTCCAGGCGGCTGAGCTTGCTCTTGCTGATCTTGCAAGCCTCGGCCACATGGTCCCGCATGCGGCCGGGGAAGTCCACGCCCTGCTCCTTGAGCTCATACAGCAGCTCCTGCACCCGCTCCGCCTGCCTGGCGATATCGGCGGAGCTCATCCGCCGAGTATCGGCATTGGCGTAGATCAGGCGCAGCTCCTGCATCTGCGGGGACTCCGTCCCGGGATCTACGATGCAGGCTGCCTGGGCAAATCGGGGATCATCCTTGGCCAGCAGGGACAGGGCGGCAAATCTCCGATGGCCGGATACGATGGTGTAGCCGTCCTCCGCCTTGCTCACCCGCAGAGGATCCATCAGGCCGCACAGCTGGATGTTGGCGGCCAGCTCATCCACACCGGAAACGGCGTAGAAATTCCGGCGATCCTCATGGAGCTGATCCAGGGGGATGTACTCGATCCGCTCCGACCCCTCGGTGCCCGTTTCGGGCACCGTCCGGAGAGTCTGGGCGAAGGCGCCCAGGTCGAACTTAGCCATGCTGCACCTCCTCGTGCAGATACTCCTCCACCCAGGACTGATAGTCCAGGCTGGCAGCGCTGCGGGGGCTGTAGTCCCGGATGGGCGCCCGGTCGAAGGTGGATTCCGGGACTTTGTCCGTGCGCCGGATCACCGTCCGGAACACCGGCACGCCCAGGCTGCGCAGCAGCGCCTCGCCCTGCTGCACGGCGTCGCAGCGGTGCCACTGGGTGATCAGGACCCCAGCCACACGGATCCGGGGGTTAGCGGACTTGATGCTGTTGATCTGCGCCGCCAGGTCGGTAACGCCCCAGAGGGAAAAGCCGTCCACCAGCATGGGGATCACCACGTCGTCCGCCGCCATCAGAGCGGCGATGCTGGCACAGGTGAAGCCCGGCGGGCAGTCATACACCAGGTAATCCACCTCGCAGTCCTCGGCTACGGCGTCCCGGTAGTCCCGCACGGCCGTCTGCCAGCTGCTTCCGCCGCTGCGCACAGCGGCCACGTCCATGCGATACAGTCCGCTGGAGCCCGGCAGCAGCCACACCTTGTCGCTGATCTCCTGGATATTATCGTCCCAGCAGGGCTCGCAACTGCCTGTCAGGACGCCCTCCAGGGTGGGCGTATTATCCGGATCCAGGTCCGGATAGTAAAACCGCGTCAGGCTCATCTGGCCGTCGCAGTCCACCAGCAGGGTCCGTTTACCGGCGGCGGCCAGCACGTCGGCCAGATTGATGGCCGTCACTGTTTTCCCTACGCCGCCCTTCAGGTTCATAATCGCTATCGTTCTCAAGTTGTTTTCCACCTTTCGTCAATTTGAATGCCTCGCGGTATGTATACCGGTCATCCACCCGGCGCTCCACCACCAGGTACCGGCCCAGAGGGTGGATATACACCACCTGCCCGGGAACCGGGGGTTTACCGGCCAGCCTGCGCCCGTCCTTGTCGACGTGCATAAATACCGGATGGAACATGATCTTGTCGCCTATCGTGTACATCGGCACCTCCTCAAAACGGCTCGTCGCCGGACTCCTGGATTTCCTGGAATGATAGCTGCTCAAGCGGGCGGCTATCGGCCGGGGGAGCCTCAGGGGGACGCTTTTCACCGGTTGCCTTTGCGGCCTTTGACTTCTTGCCCGCGCCCCTCTTGACTCTCTCCTGCTGGGATACCAGCGATTGGAGCTCCACAGGAAGGGGGCCGAATCGCTGGTGGGCGCCGTCGAACGCCATGGGCCAGGTGCCCAGGCGGCCCTCCTTCTGCTTTGCGATTTTGAGGATCCTCGTTTTGTTGGGATCCAATTCGCCGTCCGGCTTCGGCCGGTACAGCAACATGATGGCGTCTGCGTCCTGCTCCAGCTGGCCCGTCTCCTTCAGGCTGTGCATATCCGGCGGCCGCCAGCCGCCGGACTTCTCCGGCCGGGACAGCTGCGCCAGCTCCACCACCAGGGTGCCGGTGGACTGGGCAAAGGTGTGCATGGATCGGGATACGCCCGCAATGGCCTGGGCCGTGTTGGCCCGGGGATCGCCCTCCGGTTCCACCAACTGGATGTAGTCGATGAAGATGATCTGGAATCCCCGGGCGCGGCTCTCCGCCTGGATCTGCGTCGGCGTCATCCCGGCCGCCGGGATCAGCGTCAGCCCCCGGCCGGTGAAGTCCTCGCCGCCCTGGGCCACCTGGAACCATGCGGCCTCGTCCATGGTGCCTTTCTTGATGGCGTCGAAATCAATTCCGATGGCCGCCGACACCAGGCGGGCCGTGAGCTTCCGTGTGCCGGTCTCCAGGCTGAAAAATCCAACGCGGTACTTTTTGGCCATGTGATAGGCCAGCATCAGGCCCAGGGCCGTTTTGCCGGCAGACGGCTCGCCGCCGATAACCACCACGTCGCCCGGCTCCGTGTATGTACCTTCGTCGATCTCCCGGATGCCGTAGCTGATATACTCCGGCTTCTTGTCGCTGGCCTGGGACGCCATGAACCAGCGGTAAGCATCCGCCATGCTCCAGGCGTCCACGCCCTTCCCGGTGGCCATCAGATCGCCCAGCTTGGAGATTTGCCCGCGGCATTCCTCCAGCGTGGACGCATCCGCCAGATCCCGAGCCAGATCCTGCACCCGAGCCAGGGTGGCTTGCTCGTGCAGCAGATCGGCATACACCCGCCAGTTTGCGGCGGTAGGCGTGATCTCCATCAGCTGCACCATGTACTCCGCCGATTCCGGCCCCAGCTTGTCCCGCAGGGTGATGGGGTCCACCGGTGCGGCCTCCCGTAGCAGCGCCCGGGCCGCCTGGAGGATCCTCCGGTTGGTGGGGCCGCTGATGTCGGCCAGATCCACCGCGGCCAGGATGGCCGGGGCCAGCGATTCATCCAGCAGCAGGGAGCCCACCACGGCCTGCTCGGCGTCCAGGCGGGTGACGACGCTTAATCCTGCCATCCGTACACCTCCTCGCTGCCGCTGGAGGCGTGGACCTCCGGCAGACTGTCCGCATCATGCCACCGCTCCCCATTCAGGAAGGTGGCGGCATACGGGATGCCCACACCCCGCTGCCAGTCCTCCGAGGCCTTCAGCATCCGCAGCGCCCGGCCGATGGCGGCGATGAGAGCATCATCCGGCCGGAGCTTGTCCCAGGCCCGGATGGCCGCTTGCATGTCCTTGCGCCCCTTGGGCGGGTAGAAGCCCCAAAAGCCGGCGAAGCGATCCGGCTGCCAGTCCGGCGCGTCCTTGTGTGCCTTGCGCCTCCCCTCCCCCCCTTGGGGGGATATAGGGGGGTTATTTAGTCTTTCTTTTGTTAGTCTTTCTTTTGTTTGTGTCGGGTTTTCCGGCAACGGGTTTTCCGGCGCCGGAAAACCCGGCAACGGTGAGATTTTCTCGTCGTACAAAACGTACAAATTGCCCGCAAATTTTCCAGATTCTGTATGCACCTGCTCCCGCAGAAGGTACCCGGAATCTTCCAGATTCTGTAGGGCGGAGCGGACCTTGTCCCGGCCGCATCCGATGTCGGCAGCCAGACCCCTGACCGAGTATTCCCAGTCATCCGGGTAGGATGCCATCATGGCAAAGAGGCCTTTCGCCGTTAGTGACAGAGACTTGTCCCGCAGGAGCTGGTTGGGCAGCACCGTGAAGCTCCTGCGCCGGACTAACTTAATTTTATTTTCCACGATTTCCTCCTTGCGTTTAACGCGATCGTGTGGTATACTTTAAATTGCCAACCGAAGCGTTACGCTTCGCGCCGCGCACGGGCTCCACCCCGTGTGCGGCTTTTCTTTTGCCGGGGCCGGTCGATCCAATCCACCAGCCGCATCACGCCGGTTGAAAACACCAGCGAAAACGCAACGGCCTGCAGCACATCAAGCATCCCAATCACCTCCCATCGGGCCGGAGATCGGCAGCCACCGGATATCATGGTAGCGCGGGCCCCACGTGGCGGGATTTTCCTGGGTGTTCCAGTCGGCCCGCTGCCACCACAGCTTGCGGGATCCTGGATCCTTGGGGTCCAGGTGAAAGCGCCCCACCATGTACTCCCGCCGGGCGGGGCCTGCGCTGCCCCGCCAGATGCGCCCGATCACGCACAGCTGGCCAGGCTCCGGGTGCCCGTCCTTACGGGCAAGATTCAAGGGTTTCCACGTCATTTCTGTCTCCTTCTGCCGCCTTCGGGCGGCTTCTTTTGTTTTTCAGGGCGGCGATCTGCGCCTGGACGGCGTTGCGGTCCCGGGCCGTGGCCCGCATATACCGCACGCAGTCGCCCCGGCACACAGAGCTATCCACGCACAGGGGGAACAGCCTGCACCCGCTGTGCTCTTTCACAGGTCCACCCCGCAGAACCGCAGGAAGGGGATCCGGGGGATCTTCACGCGGCTCCCCATGATGCAGGTGGGGAACCCCAGCACCTGCGGCTGCTGCCGTGCGCAGATGCGCACATACTGATCCGTGGTGCGCAGCACACCACAGACGTCGCCCGGCGTAAGGAATGCCTTATCACTGGCGATCAGATCATCCAAAGTCTTGCGCTGCATATCATCCCTCCTCTGTGTACATCAGGGCCAGCGTGGCCCGCACCAGCTCCGACAGCTCCTCCATGATCTCGCGGAACTGCGGCCGCTCCGCCTCGTCGATGATCCCATCCTCCGCGATGGCCAGCAGCTGGTCGCAGCGGTGCCGGTTGGCGAAGGCAAGCCAGCGATTGACCAGCTTGATAGTGCTGGACTCCAGGGACAGGCCCACCTGCACGTCCTGCACGCAGGCCGGCAGCGGCGCACCGGCCGCCTGCACGTGCTGGATTCCCAGGTACTGGGTGTTGTAGACGCTCATCATCATGCTGACCACGTCGTTGCCCGGGATACGCTGCCCGGTCTCGTAGGCCCGCAGACTCTCCACCGACAGGGCCAGCCGCTCCGCGGCCGCTTCTTGCGTCAGACCGGCCGTTTTCCGGGCGATCTGATAGATATTTCTGGCGTCATGCGCCATGGACTTTCCCTCCCTTCGGTCTTATGCTGATTCCGTACCCACCAGCTCCGTCAACGTGTAGCCCAGCGCGTCCGCCAGCTTCATGGCCAGGACCAGACTGGGGCGGCGGAGGCCGCGCTCCACGTAGGAGATCGTCACGTCCGTAACGCCCACATCCCGGGCCAGGTCGTATGTGGATTTGCCCAGAGCAACGCGCCGAGACTTCACGTTTTCACCAAGATTCACGGTATCACCGCCTTTCCGATTGCAGAATTGCTATTTTTGTGCTACTGTTATTAGTGGCGCTAACTATTCGTTAGCAGATTGCGACACAAGGAGGACCGCTATGGACATCACGACCAAGAAGCAGATTGACGCCTTCTTCTGGACGGCCCAGACAAATATCCGGGATCAGGTGGAGCAGCAGCTTCCGCCACCTGTGGCGGAAGCTGTGCTCGAGAAGATCACAAATGAGCTGAAGGACCTGCACCTGAGCATACTCAACTATCTCGCTCTGCATAGCTGAGTGGCCGCGCCGGGACATACTCCTGGAGCAGAATCCATCGTGCCTGCTCCAGGATGGCGTCCACCTCTGCGTAGCTGAAGCCCTTACGCGCCATCAGCTCGGCGATGTCCTTCGCTGCCGCCATGGACCGCTCATCCTTGGGTCCTTCGTAGCCATAGGCAAACCTTCGCATTCCCATCATCTCACCCCCTCATTGACAAATACATTGGGACACTTCACCTGTGACTACACCACTTCCCAGTCGTCTGCCAGCAAGTCGGCGGCCATGGGCGCCCAGCTGGGGCGGGGACGGTGATCTGTCATAGACACCGCTAAGCAACCGTCCGGCGTATCCGTGGGAAGAATGCGGAATTGGGACTGACTTAAAAGGGCCCTTCGGGAGCCGTCTACCGTCAACCGGAATTCCCAGGATTTCCGCCGAAGATATGGCCGCCCGGGCGTCCGTGCCCGTATGGCTTCGCAAATGTTCATCCCCATCACCCCCTTTCTTGGTGCCCGAATCGGGCACGTTCGCGCTAACTGCTTGTTTGCTATGCGCTTAGTATAATTGCGCAATTGCGCATTGTCAATACAGAAATTGCGCAATTGCGCAATTATGGAATAATAGCCAAATTACATATAAGGAGACACCCAACCATGGACAAGGATATATTTGTGGAAAACGTAAGAAGTTACTGCGAGGCGAAGGGGGTAAAGCCAACCGTTGCCTGCCGCGAAAGCGGCGTAGGCACGAGCTTTCTCCCCGACGTTGCGCGCGGGCGGACCCCGTCTGTAGGCAAGGTCCAGATGCTGGCCCAGTATCTGGGCTGCACCGTCAGCGATCTGCTGGGGGAGACAAGCGGCCAGGCTGCCCCTGCCCTCGACCCGCTCACTGCGGAGGCCGCACGAATTTTCGCCGCCCTGCTGCCGGAGAACCGGGGTAAGGCTATCGCCTTTCTGCTCCGCCTCCAGCGCAGTGAAAAGAGGTGAACCCCATGACCTATCGCGACAGGATGCGCATAGCCCACTGGCTGTACCGGAAGGGCACCGCAACGAAGGACGAGCTGAATGGCCGCTTCGGCGGGAAGATTTCCGGCCACATACGGGACGGCTGCGAGTTCTTCACCGTCACATACCCGGACGGGCCAGAACCGGTGCTGGAAATGACAGACAAGAACATCGACAATTACCGCAAGGCCTTGAGTCAGGAGATTGCCGAACGCCGGGAATGGGTTGAGCCCATCGTCAGCGTGCTGGCCCTGCTGTGCTCCATAGCGGCGCTGGTCATTTCCCTGGTCAAGTAATGATTGCCACCGCCAGGGCCGCTATGCTGGCCGCCAGACTCAGCCACGGAGCCACATCGTGCGCAAACCGCCTTCCCGGCTTGCAGGCCAACTTGCAGACTGTCTCCTGGTATGTTGACCTGTACACCACGGGCAGACTGCCCAAAAACTCCAGGATCAGAGCCAGGCGCTTGTCCGACATCTCTTCGGTCTCAATCTGTTCCGTCAGCGTCTCGATAATGCGGGCCTGCTGCTCGGCTGACATCTCGGCGGTGTCGCTGTACTTTCGCACGCAATCCATCCTCCATCACCCCCTTTCCTGGTGCCCGAATCGGGCACGATATTCATTCACACAAGGAGGACTCACCATGACTCGCAAGGAAGAAGCTCGCATAGCCAAGTGGCTATACCGAAAAGGCACCGCCACAGAAGAAGAATTCAAAGCCCACTTCAAGGGGGCATCATTTGGCGGTGGAATGCCTGACCACTGCGACCTCTTCTCCATGGCAGGAGACAGGTCCGGCAAGCCCTACCTGACCATGACAGACGAGAACATCGACAACTACCGCGAACATCAGCGGGAAAAGCGAAAGTCCTGCCTTCATGTGGTAGAAGCGGTTGCAGCCATAGCCACCAGCGCTTATGCCCTGATAGAATGGCTTTTCCCCGTTATCTCGCAATGGCTAAAGCAACTGAGATAATGGCATTCAGCAGGCACTGCGCCAGCACGAGCCAGTCTGGCATGCATTCTGCTATCGCCCTGGTCTTAGCCTTACCGTCGTCAATGTAACGTGTGCGCACCTCTGGAACATCGCGCAGATAGTTCACAAGAGCCACAAACTTGGCATCCGACAGACTGCTGGGGTCAGCGATCTGCTTGATGATCTCGTCAATGAATTTCGCCTGCTGCCCTTCTGCGGACTTGCCATACGGTTCCCGTACACGGCTAAGCAAAGTTTTCTCGGTCATCCTCCATCACCCCCTTTCTTGGTGCCCGAATCGGGCACGTTCGCGCTAACTGCTTGTTTGCTATGGGCTTATGTTATCTCAAAATTTTGAGATTGTCAATATCGAAATAACAAAGTTTAGATATTTTATTCATCTGCACAGAAAGGAGTGGGTTGTGTTGTACAATTCCGCTAATGTTGCTGAACGAATTCGGGCTATGCTACGTATCCGAAAATCGACAGCAAAGAAGATGCTGAAAGAGTTAGGGCTTGGAGACAACATGATGACCATGATGAGGACATCTATGCCGAAAGCAGATAATCTCGCAAAGATTGCCGATTATCTCGACTGCTCCGTAGACTACCTACTTGGGCGAACGGATGTGCCGGAAATGGGAGCATTTGTACTGACCTATGCCGCCAGAGGCGGTGGTGTTCAGACCAAAATCGTGAGCCGCGAGGAATTTGCAGCTTTGCAGGAACAAATAAACCGTCTCCCGGAGGAGACGGACGAATTATAAATATTCGCAGAATTGGAGGAACTCCCTTATGAATCAATTGGTGGAAGAACGCACGAGCCGGGATTGAAAGAGGGCGGCGCATCGTGCGCCGCCCGAGTGAAGATTACAGACCTTTGTGGGTCTCTATGTACGGCCGGAACTGGGCATAGACCGTCCGTTCCAGAGGGCTGGCCAGGAATTTATTTCGCCGGTACAGCCGTTGCATCCGCTCCCAACGGAATGCTGCGGCTGTCTGGCTGATGCCGCACAACTGCGCAACTTCTGCTGCTGACGACACTCCACAGCCCCACAGGACGCATGCCGGAGCCAGCAGGCGAGATGCAAACACATTGGCTGCTTGTTCCAGTGGATCGTCTTCCGGTGATGGCTCCCGGTTCAATACCCCCACCCGGTCCACATGTCCGAGCAGGATATGCCCCAGCTCATGCGCCAGCGTAAACCTTCGCCGCTCTGGCGATGGACCTTCCGCCAGCAAAATCACCGGCTGCCCACCCAGTATCAAACTGCGCCCTTCAGAGCCTTCTGTAGGGACCGTTCGCCGCACTTGGATATCCAATCTTCGACAGATATCCAATACCCTTACAGGCAATTTTGTAACGTGGCAGTCAATCAAAATACGCCACGCCGCATCTCTGGAATACTGGTAGTCTTTGTAATCCATTTCGATACACCTCCACAAGAATTGTAGAGGTGTATCGAAAGAAAGTCTCCAAGTAAATATTGGTAATCCGTGCCCGAATCGGGCACAGCGAACGCTACAGGAGTAAACGTATTCGTTTATTTCTAAAAATTTATCGGCAAAATTAACGAATTTGCTAACTGGTGGTTGACAATTTGAACTCAGGGGAATAATATAGAAAGCACAACGACAGTGTTGTGTAGCTATTGTAACCCCTGGGCACGGACTCCCACCTTTCGGGATGTTCCAACTCCCAGGGGTTTTTATTTTTACAGGAGGAGATAAAATGGACCAAGCGATGATACGGCGTACTGCAATACTGGTAGACGGCGGGTACTACAGAAAGAGAGCCCTCGATATCTGGGGCCGAAAAGGAGCCGCCGAGCGGGCAGCAGAATTGTATGACTATTGCATGCTACACATCTCCAGGCCGGAGGAACCCCGCGACCTGTATCGCATTTTCTATTACGACTGCCCTCCCCTGACCAGGCAAATGATTCACCCTCTGACCGGGGAGAAGCTTAATTTTTCGGACATGAGCGGAACCAAGTGGACAAATACTTTCTTTGAAGAATTGGCTAGAAAGCGCAAGCTGGCTATACGGCGCGGCGAGTTGGCAGAGTCCCAGGCATGTTACATCCTCAAAGATGATGCGCTGCGCGATATCCTTGCTGGGCGGCGCGGTGTGGACACGCTCACGCGGAATGACTTCCGCTTGGACGTAAAGCAGAAGGGTGTCGACATGCGTATCGGCCTCGATGTTGCTTCGCTGGCTTACGGCGGATACGTGGATCAAATCGTCCTGATTGCCGGGGACAGTGATTTCATCCCCGTTGCCAAAATGGCCCGCAAGCACGGGCTCGACTTCATCCTTGACCCCATGAAGCAGCACATCAAGCCCAAGCTATCAGAACATATAGACGGAATCGAGACCTACACAGACGAACTCTATGCTGCCGAAGATATCGCTGCCCCTGCACCCCGCGACGGCAACGTGTGACCCGTGCCCGATTCGGGCACCGAAAGGAGGAACACCATGCAATGCCGCAGATGCCGGGCGGAGCTGCCCGACGACGCGAAATACTGCCTGAAGTGCGGGGCCAGGCAGGACATGAGCCGTAAGCCCAAGGCCCGGGGCAACGGCACCGGCAGCGTGTACCAGATGCCCAACCGCACCTGGAAGGCCGTCTGCGTCGTGGGATGGCGCGCCGACAAAAATGGCGTAATGCGCCGGAAAACGCGCTCAAAGGGCGGCTTCCGCACAAAGAAGGAAGCGCTGGCCTATCTGCCCAAGCTGGCCCAGCTTCCGGCCGCACAGAAAAATACAGCCCCCACATTCCGGGGGCTGTATGACAAATGGGAGCCTACCCACAGGGCAGGCCCCTCCACCATCAATTGCTACCGGGCGGCCATCAAGCATTTCCGCCCTCTGTGGGGCGCCCGGCTGGATGATATTGATATTGATGATCTGCAGGAGTGCATGGACGAGTGCGTAGCCGGGAAGCGCACCCGGGAAAACATGAAGGCCCTGTGCGGGTTGCTGTACAAGTACGCCGTGCCCCGCCGCATGGCAGATATCAACCTGGGGCAGTATCTGATCGTCAGCGGCCAGAACGGCGACGATCGCCGCGCGCTGCCGCAGGAGGCGGTGGAGAAGCTGCGGCAGGGGATCGGGCGCATCCCGTATGCAGACTACATCGTAGCCCAGTGCTACCTGGGCTTCCGGCCATCGGAGCTCCTGGCCCTGGATGCGGCGGACTACGATGCCCAGGAACGGGCCTTCGTGGGCGGGTCCAAAACGGAGGCCGGGCGGGATCGCACCGTAACGATTTCCCCCAAGATCCAGCCCATCATAGATCGGCTGGTAGCCGGGAAGGAATCCGGCCCGGTGTTCTGCGCCGCAGATGGCGGGCCGCTGACTCTGAAGGCGTACCGTGCGGCCTTCTACGAGGCCCTGGAGGCCATCGGACTGGACAACCCCACCGAGGGCACCGGAGGCAATCGCAGACGCCGCTACACGCCCCACAGCTGCCGCCACACCTTCGCAACGCTTCTCAAGGGCGTGGCCGCGCCCGACAAGGACAAACTGGAGCTGATCGGCCACACCTCCACGGATATGCTGCGCCACTATCAGGATGTGGATCTGGCCGCCCTGCGCCGGATCACAGACGCCCTGTGAGGCGGCTGTAATAGGGCTGTAATAGCAAAACCTTTTATAAAATTCTTTGCAACAAAAAACGGCCGGGAACCTGTGTTCTCACCAATTTCCGGCCGGT